TGCGAGCCGAGCCATCGAGACTTACAGATTCGATTACACCAATTTGACGCTCAGGATCGTGATCCATAAGCAATGGTGCGCGACCAGAGTTCAGGAAACTCAAGTCGATTGATTGGGGATTGTGGTCGAGGACTTCCTCACCATAAGAGCGACCAACTGGCATCTCAGAGGAAATAGACATCGAGACTCTGCGATCATCAATGCTTTCCACTCGGGCTTCCATAGCGTCAGCGCGAGTCACTCGCTCACCAGCCTTGCGCTCCTCGTCATAGTGCATTGAAGACACTTCCTCGACAATAGCTTCTTGAGGTTGCTCTACCTCAACACTATCCTCTAAGGCAATTTGCGACTGAGCCACCATTGATTCAGTTTGTGCCTCAATGAGTTCAGCGACATTTTCAGTGTCAACATGAACTGAGATGCTGACCATTGCTCTTTCTTCATCACTCATAACCATCCCTTCACGTTTTTCAGATTTTAACAACTCATTTACATTCTGAGTAGTTTCTTGATTTGATCTGTCTTTTTGAATATTTGCATATTCACGCTCAGACCAAGTTTTACCAGCATCACCAGACCATAAAGCCCAAGCAATTCTGCCGTTTGATGGATAACCTTCCTCGCCAACTCTAAAGCCCTCAGCCTCTTTGTCAACCTCATGCCGAGCAAAGTAGCTGACCATTCTGCCAATTGTGTCGTCTGACAGATTCGCCCCATTCACAATGTCTCTGGCTCTTGCAATGCCGACCTCAGTTCCACCGCGACCAAACTCAGATCGCCAGTCAAGCCCCCTTTGGGCTTCCTCTTTCATGGCTTTATTGGGCACTGGCATTTGACACCTCAGCCTCAGTTGGAAGTTTGTCACCAAATGGCTCAAAAGCCAATTTCAGACCATAGAAAGCAGCCAACTCTTTCTCAGCGTTAATTGCTGAGAAGGTTTCCTCGACATCCCGACCATATTGATTGGCCACATCTTGCATCGACAAAATGCCGTTTTTCATGCCGATCACAGCCGCATTCATCTCTTTCAATGGGTCAACCCACTGGAAGCCCCGCGCCCTAAATATGGCCGCATCTGCAAACTTGTCAAACCGAGTTGATGGGATGTTAATCACACCATTCTCCATTACTGACATTAAGAACTCTCTGAAAACTGGCTCGACAAAGTGCTGAATGAGAATGTCCTGAACCATTTTCCACTGGTCACGATCCTCAAGAGTGCCTTGCCTGATCGATGAATATGAGACACCTTCCAGATTGTTGGCCAAGGATGTGTAACTCACACCCAGACCTGAAGCGATACCGCGCAGAACCGCCTTCTCAAACTCAGCAAATGCGCCTGTCGGATGAGTTGGATCAAACTGTTGGAAGTTCACGCCCTCTGGCAATTGATGGAAAGTCCCAGGATCGGCTTGCATGATTGGCACGTTGTCAACCTTGTCGTCAGCCGTAAAACCATCACCCTGTGGAGAGGTGAAAAAGCCCATCTTAGATGCACCAACCCGAGCCGCCACCAACTCGGCCTCTCGATAGCCGTTGAGCATTTTGAGGCTGGTTAATACTGGAGCCATCCAAGGCACACCTCGGGTCTGTTGCGCTCGCTCACCAATAAAGCAGTGAATGATCCTGTCAGCAGGGACTCGAATCCTTGGCTCAGAGAATGTCTGGCTGTATGCGTCAAAAGGATGTCGAGTCAGCAAGTGATAAGCAACTGGTCTGCCAAACTGGTCGAGTTCCACACTCATGCGGATTCGATTTCCATTTGGGAGGTTGTCGTTATAGTTCTCGTCCAAATAATCTGGCTCAAGAAACTCAAGGGCAAAATCAAACTTGTTTGGATAACGCACCTTGCGACACAAAACCTCGCCATCACGCACCAGAGACTCAACAAAGAATCTTTGAGCATCAACCCATGAATATTTGCCGTCCACTGTGCAGACACCTAATCTTGACCATTGAGCAAAAGCATTCTCGATCTGATCGTTGCCGATGTTGTCCATAGAGCCGTTGTCGTTTCTGGCTTTGATCTGGACAGTCACACCTCGCTCACCGACCACATTTGACTTGGCCAGATTGATGAATCGCTTGGCATATTCATTGTTTCGCGTTAAATCCCGAGAGCGATCACGCAAGATTCTTATGGCTGGTCTGATTTCCTCGTCAGCAGATTTGGAAGATGAAATGAAGTCACTGAATAAGCGTCCAACATTCGCACCCGCATAACTGCGTTTTTTCAGAGGTTTCTTTCTGGAAAAGATGTCCATAATTCCCATTATCCGAACCTCACTTGAATTGTTGAACCAGTCGGTTTGCCTTTAGCAATATTCTCAGCAATCAATTCTTTTTGACGCTCACGCTTGTAATAATCCCGAGCGTCTGTCAATTCTCTGAATGACATCTTTGAAAGACTGCGACCAGCAATTGAGTAACTTGAAACATCCGAGTCAGCCCGACCCGACAAAATGCTTTCGATCTTGCCAATCATTATTTGAGCATGAGTCCGCAAATCAGCAGAGGTCAGATTCAAGTCAGCATTGATTTCCCAATAACCTTTGTCCACAGTGACCCGAGCCAAGTCAGAGTTGCGCTCGATGTCCGCTTGCCAGACATAACTTCCCTTGATGAAAGCCGCGCTTGTTGCGTTGGTTATGGTGGCCAGATAAGCAGTCCCACTGGTTGTCGCAGTGATATTGATCTCATCGTTTCCACCGCCCTGAATTCGGGCTGTATATTTGAGAGTGTAAAGTGATGGAGGGTAATCATCCCCAAGATCGGTGCGTTTCCATTGGAAAAAACTACCAATCACAATGTTTTCAGGCTCAGTCGTTGGAGCGTTGCTTGAGTCGAAAAGGTTAGCCATCGGCCCCCCTAGTTTTACGGAATATAGCGCATTTTAACGCCAACCATTAACAAATGACGATTGTGGCTTTGCTCGACTGGTCGGTTTGGTTGTTTTAACCACCTCAGTCGCCTGTTTCCTCAATTCCGCCCTTTTTGCTAATGATGCCAGATTAACATTCAAAAGGGAAAGTGCTGCCATTGCATACACCCGAACATCGAGTGCTTCGTTTCGAGTCCGAGTCTTCACAAACTCTCGCCTTGCAAAGCCTTTGTGATAGCGAGTTGCTATTTTCTCAGCCGTTAACTGTTTGAAATATTCATCCTCTCGCCCGACAGGGAAGTGGCAATATCCCGCGCCAGCCTCCTGAATCTTGAATCGAGAGAATAAAAGCAGTTTGACAGTATCCACGCCAACTGGAAACAACTTGATCTTTCCAATATTGTTCTTTGAAGGCTTGCCAACAATGGGCTTACCCTCACCGCCAACACCCTTGATCGCAAATATGCGCTTGCCCTCCCGCGGGTGGACATATTTGTATACCGCTTGAGTGTTGTGGCCACCAGAGTCAACGCAAGTCGCCCTGACAATCATTTCCTCGCCTGACTCATGCTCATAAGTCTGAGCCAAGAATTCATCGAGGTCTTTCCAAATATGGGGTGCAGAAGGGTCGCCATAGAAGGTTTTGTAAGCAATAGACCAAGATTCCTCGTCAAGACCCCATCCGACCACCTCGGCCTCCAGTCGATCATCCTGAACGTCAACTCCAGCAGTCAAAAGCAAAACATCATCGGGAATTGCATCCCACTCCTCAGCCCTGTTTGACAGTGAGTAGTCATCGACTTGCTCACCCTCCTCCTCCCAAGTCTCGCCAAGATAAGTATTAACCCAGACCCTGAGAGTTGCTGGTTGTTTCTTTGCCTCAAGGAAATCCTGAACCCCATCGCCTAGAGGATTCCAAGGTGAGTAAAGTGCAGACAAGTGAAACCCTGCCACCTTGCCTGTTGGTTTGCTTGCAATCCAGCGACCTTTTTTGATTGCCCTTGCTCTTTGAGCGTCATCCCAAAGTGAGCCACATTCCTCACAAACATATTTGGCTGTCTCAGGCTTGTCAGTTTCCCACTTAACCTGACCCCATTTCAGAGTTTGCTCATGGTGGCAGTCTGGACAATGAATGTGAAATCTTCTCTGATCGCTTTCCTCATAAGCCGCCTCGATTCGACTTGCACCTTTGTTGGTCGGAGTGGAGACAAGCAAGATTTTTCGATTCCAAAAGGTTGTTGCCCTTTTCTTGGCCAAAGACACTGGATCACCCTCTGAGCCAGCCGAGACAGGATAGCGATCCACCTCGTCACAGAAAACCACCCTGACTGGCCTCGATGCCAGACTCGATGGAGAGTTTGCACCGCAAGCAGTCACATGGCCACCAGCAAAGATTTTGTGCAGTGTCGTGTTGCCAGAGTCCCTCGATCTTGGGTCTTTGACTAAGCCAGCCAGAATGGGCGTGTCTCTCAGCATAGGTGCAAGTCGGTCTTTGCTCCAAGTCTGAGCCATGTCGAGAGTGGGCTGCACCACCAACATGGGACTTGGGTCTTGAGAGATAAAGAATCCAACCGCATTATTCAAAATCTCAGTCTTACCGACCTGAGCCGAGGACATCATCACCACAGTCTCAATGCTGTGGTCAGATAGCGCATTCATCACGCCTCTTTGGTATTCAGCGCGAGAGGTGTTCCAGTTTCCCGCCTCAGCCGAGGACTCTGGACTCAGTTTTCGATATTCATCAGCCCAATCCGAGATTGTGAGTTTAGTTGGTGGCTTCAGTCGATTCCAAATCTGCTTCTGAATCGCCTTCTGCAAACTCTCCCTCTGGATTGCTCTGACCGATTCCTCTAATTTCATTCAATGCCTCGTTTATTGAGTCCTCTAATATGGACTTTATTTCCTGAACATTCTCTGCTGTGTAGATTTGCGCTGCACATTTACTAGGGATTGAGATCATTTTTGCCCTGAAGTTGGTTAATTGCTCACCAAAATCCTGAGCGACCTTATCAATCTCAACTAAAACCCCTTGCTCTTTCATTAACTCAAGTTCAGCCAGACCAGCCTCAGCCGCCATTTTTCTCCGCTTGGCTTCCTCTAAATCAATTGCGTCCTGATTGCCAATCAGATTCTCAACCTTCTTTTTCTCCATCCAAGCGACAACATCGGCTGTCATGTATTGAGAACCCAATCTCCCCCGACCTCTCTTTAAAATCGGGAAATCATGCTGGCTTTGCACCTCAGTAATCCACTTTTCAGAGCGACCAATGATCTCAGCCAACTGCGTCTTGTTAACGATCAATTGTCATCCTTTGCTATTAAAACCGACAATGTAAAAGGCTGTCACTAGGAAAAAATCGCGGCGCGAATTACC